GCTGATCGTGACGCTGACTTGCGCCGGCGCCGTCCGGATTTCCTGCGAGCCTCCGGCATAATCGGGCGGAACGATGCTGATGAACATTCTGTCGATGTCGCCGGGCTCGACCCGGTCCGCGTCCGCGGGGAGCGAAAAGCCGCCGTCGAGAGCATCGAAATCAATGGTGATTACCGCGTCGTCGGCTGTCCCTTCGGCATAGTTCCAAAGCCGCACGAACCAGCTCTTCGGGGTGCCGGAGGAATCGCGCCCTTCGATGGTGAGCGTTGGACCGTTCACCTGGTCGAGCGGTATCGCGCCCGTCGACTGCCAGCGGAACGACAGCTTCGTCCTTGAATAATCTCGGCTGGTTTCGCGCGAATGCGCCGGGTGAGCGCGGCTGTCCTCGCTCTCGAAAATGACTCCGACCAGATCGCCCCTGCGAAGGAATTCCGCCTCGACCGTTAGCCCATGGCCATCGGCCGCGGTTACCATGCTCGCGATCGTCCCCAGCGGGAAATCCACGGTCCAGTGTAGGGGGTCGAACCTTTTCACCCAGGTCGTGACGATCGGCGCTCTGGCGCTCGTGAACCAGTGATTCACTCAGGTGTCCTTCCGAAGCGCAGAACGGATCGCGCGAGCCACCTGCCGTGACGATTGGCGAAGCGCCTGCGGCTCGTTGGCGGTCGGTGAAACCACCGAGATTGCCACTCGCACGTCGCGCGACCGTCCGCCGGGCAGAGGCTCGATCCGCCCTCCGCTCGAGGGGACAAACAGCTCCGGTCCGCGCTCGCCCACCATGTACGGGCGCCCGCCGCTGACCGGCCCCCCGGTTGCCCGCCCCGGCGAGCCGAGGAGGCTTGCGATCAATCCGCCAACGCCGTTGATCAACCCCGCTCCGGCGCTTCCCCCGCCTGCCGGCCTGAACAGGGCGCGAAGCGACGCCGAGGCGATGTCCGACATCGCCGCGAGCGCCACCTTCTTCAGATCGTCGAAGCCGACCTTGCCGCTGGTGATTGCGCGACCGAGCGCCGAATCGATCAGGCGCCCGGCGCGGCCCGCTCCACTGACCAATGGCCCTTCGAGTTCGCCGCGCATGCTGGCGACGTCCCGCGCGAAGCCGCTCGTGTCGGCGCGGACGCTAATCACCATGCGTTCGATTTCTTCGTCCATCAGATCTCTCTATTGTCGGGAAATTGCGCGATCAGCCGCTCGACGGATGCTCGGTCGATGAGCTCTTGGGAGCAGTGATCGAAGCCGAGCGCGGTCACCAATTCCGCCGGAGTTGCTGCCCAGAACTCGCCCGGTGTCCATCCGAGCAGCGAACAGGCGAACCCCGCCAGCTCGACCGCCCGCTCGCCGAAATTCATCGGCCCTTGAGGATCTGTTCCAGGACGAGGCGCAAGGTCGGGGTGATCCCGGCGAGGCCCTTCTCGACGACGGCTTGGCCGATCCGCTCGCGGGTGATCGCATTCGGCCGATCCGCCGAAATGTGATCGAACAGCGCCACGATCTCGCGCAGCGCGAGCTTCCCCTCACTCGCTCGCTCGACCACGCCAAAGAGCGATCCAAGCTCTTCCTCGGCCGCGACCAGCGCGGAAAACGTCGGCCGGAGCACGACCGCCTCACCTGCGACCTGCAGGCTTGCCTCGCCCCGATGCGGATTGGCCCGGGTCACAACGCCACGACCTCGCCCGAACTTTCCAGCGCGAGCGTGTAATTGCGTTCGCCGTTGAAGTCGCCCGCATATTCCAGCCGGGATACGAGGAACTGGCCCTGCATCCGCTCACCGCTTTCGAAGCTCAGTTCGTAATCGTCGAGCGCGCCGGTGAGCGCGAGCGAGCGGACTTGCGCTTCGGCCGAGCTTCCGGTGAAAATGCCGCTTGCCGCTACCGAGACGGACCGGACGCCGGCGCCGGAAAGTAGCTCGCGCCACCCGCCGCTTCCCTTGTTCGTGATTGCAACCGCATCGCCGTTGATCGACAGCTGCGTCGTCTTGAGCCCTGCAACCGTCGTGAATCCCGGCGGGCTCGCGCCGTCGCCGATCTTGAGCAGGAATGCGCTTCCGCGTTCCGCCGCCATATTCGTCTCCTCGTTATTGAAAATCCGCCCCTGAGACGGTCAGGGGCAAGGTGGCTCAGCCCGCCAGCATCCGCGCCCGGAAATCGATTGCCGCGGCCCATGGGCCGGCCACATCTCGAACGGTGCGTCGCCGGATCAGCGACAGGTTCACGAGCTGCCAGCCACTGACAAGTTCCGTCGCCAGGACCTTGGTTTCGACAATGTCGGAAAGCGTCTGAAGCCGGGCTGGCTGGTCATCCCAGACGGTGACCGCGACCAGAACCTCGCGACCGCTACCGCTCTTGTGACTCCAGTCGCCCTCGGTCGAAGCGTCGATTGCAGCGTAGGGATAGGCCGCGCGAGCGGGCGGTCCGTCGAAAACTCCCGTCAGTTCGGGAACCGCGCCGATGGTCGCCGCAATCGCCGCCTGAAGTGTTGCGCCGGCGCTCATCAGCCCATCCTCCCGGCGAACCGTAGCAGCGGATCAGCAAGCCATCGCGAGACCAGCCGACGGCCTCGAGCCGCCACCGAATCCGGGCCGATCTCGACGGCAAAGCCGCGCTCGCGCATTGTTGCGGCGATCTGCTCGAGCCGCTTGCGTTGCATCGCGCGTACTATTGCATCCGCGCGATCCGAAAGCTTCTCCATCATGCGCGCGCCTCCTCGCAGCGGAAGACCAGGCGATCGGGGTAGCGGGGATCGTCCAGCAATTGCCGGATCATCAGAGTCCGTGCTCCCCATCGAATGCGCTGGTCGATCGCGACGCCGGGCCGCCGCCGGATCGTGACTCGAAGCTTCGGCATCGCGCTTAGCGCCATCGCCTCGCTTTGCGGCCCGACACCTTCCAGCTCGATCGCCGCCAGGCAGCTCGCGACAGGTTCCCAGCCGGACTCCTGCACACCGGTCGGCGCTCGCGTCGTGACCGGCCGTTCAATCCCGATCCGCTCGCGCAATGTTCCCGTGAATTCGCTCATGCCCGCCACCTGTGCTTCGCGTGGATCTGGCGGCGCATCAGGCAACTCTCATCCGCCGGAACGGCCGCCACAGCGCAGTCACCGCGGCCGGAATCTCGCCGTCCTCGCCGTCGCGCGAAGTGAAGAGGTGCGCGACAAGCCTGAGCACGCCTTGCCGGATCGCCTCGTGGATTCCGTTTTGACCGGCCGCCATTCCTGCGGTCCCGCTGACTTCGACAATCCCGCTGACCTGCGGATCGACGATCCGGATCCAGCCGCAACCGTTCGCGTCGATGTCCGTCGCAAATGCAGTCGCCGCCAGTGACAAGCCGCGATTCATCGCACCCGCGATGGACCTCACCGGCAAGACGTTGAGCCGCTGCCACTCCATGCTGGGTCTCAGGCTCTCGGTGAACCCTCGCTCGATCAGGACTTGGCCAAGGAAGGCTTCGCAAAGGCAGCTTGCGGACCGGATTAGTCCCGCCAGAACTGCTTCCTCGTCGCCGATTTCGATTCGCGCGAACGCCCGCGCTTCGGCCAGTGTCACGATCGGCTCGGCCTGTTCCAGGCTCAACATCAGCGCTTCTCCACTCGAAGGACGATCGACCGACTGTCGGCCATTCCGGAAATGAGGCAGACGCGATTGGTAAGCTGGTACACCCGCCCGGGGATTCCCCCGGTGGCGGTCACGGTCGTCAGCGCCGCATCGAACGCGGATCCGGCGACCACGACTCCCCCGGCTTCCGCTGGAACGACCTCCCAGCTGCTCGCGGCGATGGCATCGCCGTTCAGATATTCGGCGCCCCAGTCCACGGCGTAATCGAGCGCCGCGTCCGGATCCTTGAGTAACAATGTCATTGGGACCTCTCGGTCTTGAGGAGGTTTGCAGAGGCTAGCGCGGCTCCGGCGTCGCCCTCCGGTCCGCCTTCGGGATAAGGATTCTGCTCATCGGCGGCCTGACGACGGCAGCCGGCGGCAGCTCCGGTATTGCGGCAACGGGCGCGCCAGCAATGGGCGAGGCAGCAACGCTCATGCGCGCGCTCCTGAAGGGCCCGCCGCCGCTCCCGCGGTCACGAGGCGGTACCGGCGATTGGACGGCTTGCGCATCTCAAAGCACCTTCTTCAGGCTGATGCTGTCGAATTCGGCGTAGTAGCCGTCGACCCAGGAATTGAGCGCCGGGGTGACGTAAACCGTCGTCGCCGACGCTACGAACGTCGTTGACCATGCGCCGCTGATGTCTCCAGTGGAAACCGAGCCGCTGCTCCCCCTCGTGGGGCCAATTTGAATTCGCGCATTGGCGGGTCCGGGCGTTGCATTCGCGCTGATCAGATAGGTTGCACCATTCTCTACCGCGATTGCGGAAGCGCTGGACGCCGCAGCAACGTTGTAGCCTCCCGCGGTCACGCGCAGCTTGCCGCCAACGTTCGAGACGCTCGAATCCGCGTAATAAGCGGGAAAATTCGCGGCGGTCGTCGCCGGGGCGAGCTCCGGACCGTAAGCCTCGCCAGCGGCGGCGGCCTGCCGCATTCGAAGCACCGTCATGGCCGCGCCCATCTACGCCTCCTGCGCCACGGTAACGACATCCCACTTCGAATCTGCCGAATTGTAGATCATGCCGAGGTACAGGGTCTTCCCGGCGACCGTCGTCGTAGGCAGCGTTGTCCCGAGCGCGCGATACTGCGTCCCGTAAGCGATGGACCTGGCGCTGCCGTTGTCCTTGATTCGAATGGCGATTCCCCAGCCGTCGACTGCAGTGCCCGAAGGATTGGCGAGGGTTAGAGCGACCGCCTGTGCGGTGATGTTCACCTGGTCATCGGAGAAGGTCGGGCTGACCGTCGCCGCAGAAGTGATGGACTGGATCTGCGGAACGCGCGGCTTCGGGTCGAGATTGCCGGCGTGCCAGACGACGTTGGCGCCGACATAAGGCGTCTGGGCGAACTCGAAGCCGGTGACGGTTCCGTAGGCGTCCGCAAGAATGCGATTGCTGGCGCTTATGCCGCCGAACGATCCCCCTCCGGCGAGCGCGGGAAGGTCGAACTTGAAGGAACCCGGTTTGCTCGCGTCGCCTTTGGCGATGGTGATGCTACCCTCGATGCTGTTGTCGCCGAGGCTCAGGCCGAGCAAACCGGCGTCCGACGTTCGCCTGAATCCCGCGCCCCGGCTCGCACTGTCGTCGGTCGTGGCAAGTTCGGTTCCAGCAATGGGCCGGATCGTCCACGAGCTGCCGCCGTCGAAATAGATTGCGAAATGCGAAGGTCCCGTCAGGGCTGAAAACGTCGCCAAGGCGTCCGCCGAACCGCCGTTGATCGAATGGCCGGACGGTGGAGTGAAGGTGACCCCGCCCGTCGCCTGCCCATTGGCACCGCGGCCAATCACGGTGACTTGGGCACAGTCGAGTCCGAACGGTGTCCGCATCGATGCTGCCGGTGGGACAAGAGTGAAGGCTGCGTTGTCGGTAATCGCATTGGAGTAGAAGACCTGCGCACCGCCGGCCGTTCGAGCCGTGTTGAAATCGAGCGCCTCCTGCGCCCCGTCGACAAACCGCTTGCGCCGATACAGCCAGCCTTCGCCACATCCGAGGGTAAGGCCGACAAAGCTTTCGCCCGAATGTGTCTCGGTTCCTGAAACGACAGTGAGCGGAAGGCTGACGTCGACATCCTTCGCCGGAGTATCGACGGCAGGGCTGGAACCGATGAACACCTCGGTCGCCGCTCTCGTGAGATAGACGAGATTGAATGTGTTGCCCTCGCAATAGCGCGACCCGACGTTCGCGCCCCACATCACGGAATCGGGCGAAGCTCCGACACGCATGTTCGAGCCGCTGGCTTCCGTGTGGATGACATTCCCGACCGGTCCGTAGAGGCACGACAGTTCCAGCGCAGTCGAACCCGCGATGCAGGAAACCTGCTCGAACGTATCGATATTGCTGTCGCTGCCGCGAAGGACCAGCGCCCCGCCGTAGTGATATTTCAGGCTTCCCGACGTGCCGGCCGCCTCCGCAATCTGGGGGAAGACGCGCAGGGTTCGTGTCGCAGGGTCGATGTAGGTGACGAAATGCAGTCGGCCGGCGATTTCGACCAGGATCTGACGGTCGGGATAATTGGCCGTGTTCGCCTGGACGTAGCTGTTCGGAAGCGTTTCGACGGTGAACTGCGAATATTGCGTTACGCTGCCGTAGCCGCCCGAGCCTGTCGCGCCCGACCAGTTGGACATGAGGCTGCGCTCATCCAGTCGGGCGCCTGACCCGACGCGCTTGCTGTAGAGATACCCCCAATGGACGATGTCGTTCTGCGACGGCCCCTTCTCGCTTTCGACCGCGGCATAGCCGAAGCCCTCGATGTTGAGCGTGTCGAACTTGGAGGCGCCGACGTTGTCGCAATAGAGGCCGACGTCGCACGTCCACGCCGAATAGCCATCCGACGTATAGCCGGTGCCGCGAAGATGCAGCCGGCCGGAGAACTTGCAATTGTATGCATCCTTCACCGTAACCAGCCGCGAGATCGCGTTCAGCGCGGTGATACGGCAGTTGCCGAAATTGATGCTGCAGGTGTCGGTCCCGAACACCCCGGGGTCGATGACGAGGCCCGACGCGACGGCATAGGTTCCCGACGCGTCGTGCGGAACATCCTGAGTGGCGACGTAGGTGAAGAATGCCTGGAGTGCGGCCGCATCGTCCGTGGAATCGTCGCCGGCGGCACCAAACATCGCCGGAGTGATGGTCGCACCCCTGCGAACCCAGGCGCCGGATGCACCGGTCGGATCGCTAGCCGGAGCAGCATGGACGCCCTGCTGCGGGTCGGCAGCGACTTGCGCAGAAAGGTCGCCGTCGTCGAATACGAACGTGCCCTCGCGTCCGGCTTCGGTGAGAAGCGCCGCTTTCGAACCGACAAGGCTCGCCAGTTCGGCGCGCGTGGCAACTGCGGGTGCCGCGGCGGTGGCGGAGGTCAACGAGTCGAACCATTCGGCCGCCGCGACGAGCGCGACGGTCTTCGTTCCTGTCGAAAAATCCGTGGCGGTGCCGTCGATCGGGTCGCGGGCGATGCTTCCATCGGCCTGCAGAGTCCCGCGCCCGACCTCCGTCTCGGCTGGCTTCTCCACTCCCCGGACAGAATAATAGAATCTGTCGCCGGGCTGCAGCGCCGACCCGAACCCGGTGAAGCCGGCAACGGCATCGCCAAGGACGAGATTCCCGGTCCCGACGGTGTCGGTGTAGTTGCGAATGAGGTCGAAAAACCTCGGCGTGAATTGCATACGTCGTTTCTCCAGAATTTCTGCTGAGGCCGGAACAGCGGGCACGATCAGGGCAGCGCCGGCCAACCGAATGATGGCCCGCCGGGTGATTGCTGACGATATGGCGTTGTCCATTGCGATCCCCTCAGCCTGTGCGCGGCCGAACGCCGCGCACGAGCGGGCGCCAAGGCCCGCCTTTACTGAGGGAATCTAACGGGCTTACGCGAACTGCAGAAGCTTGATGGCCTCCGAGTTCACCACCTGCCCGCCTACGCGCTTGGTCGCGTAGAAGTGGACGTACGGCTTGTGCGTGTAGGGATCGCGAAGGATCGTCGTCGCGTTGCGCTCGGCGATCACATAGCCGGCCTTGAAGTTGCCGAACGCGATCGAGTGCGATCCCGCCGCAATGTCCGGCATGTCCTCCGCCTCGATCAGCGGATAGCCGAGCAAGGTCGCCGGCTGGCCCGCGGCCAGGCTCGGCTGGAACATGAAGGCGCCGTCCGCGGTCC